GTCTAATTCTTTAACCCTAGTGGTTCTGACATCTCAATTGATGTCCCATCTACAACCTCGTTAGGAGTCTCTCATGTCTATCTGTATCTCGTTCTTTGATGATGGTTTAACCATCTCCAAGTCACTTGACCCGGGTTTAAATGAGAGCCCAGCTGTCCTCGGATGCCAGCCCTACTATTCCCCAAAAGGGATTAGTTTGGACTATCATGTCGATGATTTCTTGGGTAAATCTTCTATCGATGAAGTAGTGGAGATGCTGGTTACCCTTCTCGATCGTAAGAAAGAGCTTGGGTTTTACGGCAGAATAATGGATGATTAATCAAACTTTATCATCCGCGGTCTGTTCGACCGTATTCTTCAAACAACCCGGAGTTTGCTATGTTACGAGTACGTACCAGAGGTAGTATCGCGGCGTCACTAACTGTTTGGCAGACTAGGAACTTTGTGTCGTGTGCTAACAGAACATTGTTAGACCCTTCATACGGTCCCGCGTCTATACTAAACGTTTATGTTGGTGACAAAACGACTACAACTGATACGCTCTCGCCTGACTATTGGAAGCGGAAGAAACGTGGAGAGATTATCCTCAACGAATATTCCCGTTCCACCATGCACTTTGTTAGTGCTGGTGTGACGACAGCTTTCCATACGTCAATTGCCGATGCTTGCACTAGTCCGAGTTTAAAATCGGTCTATAGCATGAAAGGCAAATATTTCATAGCACTTTACACGTCCTTCGTGGGAATACCGGGCAACCCGATTCAGGTTGCCCCGTGGGAACTGAAGGAACTCCAGGACGAAGTTTGGACTGAGACTATGGCTAATCGTCAATCTGGTACCGCGAATCTCGTTGAGAGTTTCGCTGAACTGGATAAGACTTTCGCTATGGTCCGTTCACCTCTGATTAACGTGCACGAATTTGTCCGTAATTTTCGAAAAACGGCCAAACGTCGTAAAGGTTATGAAAAAGTGAACCCGAACAGCAAAGAGTTTATTCGCTTTGCCTCGTCCGAATGGCTTCGTTTTAGATACGGGATCACCCCGTTATACAACGACGTCAGGGCTGTTATGAAGGCCCTCAAGAAGGACTATAACTCTGCGAAGGAGAAGCTCGTTACTACCCGCGCGAGCGGGAGTATGAACCGAACTTCGCAGACGAATGGCACCTTCGATAGTTCACCATATCGCGTTAGCTACGGTGTGTCTCGAGCAGTCCAAATAACTGTTCGAGGTACGCACATCGATAAGTACAAGCCTGATATCTTCGACGAATTGGGACTTACGTTCCGAAACGTCGTAGGCGTGTTCTGGGAATTGACCCGCTATAGCTTTGTGGTGGACTGGTTTGCTAACGTAGGAAACGTTATCTACGCTAACATTCCGAGGGTCAGTCTTCGTTCGTATGGTGGAGTACTCGTAACCCACGAGATTAGAAGTTCATACTTCTATCCTACGGGGACAACGGGTATCGATCCTGCGAACTGGACTGTATCTGGCGCCTTTGGTGACAACTACCTTATGGTACACGACACTAAGGACCGCAATTTACGGAGCGATAGTGACTTTGCGTTGGTGATCAAAAGCGATTTTCGCTTCGATCATTTTACTCGAGCTGCTGATGCTGTAGCACTTGTTAACCAGGTTCTACACTCGATTGGCTTTTAAACTTCCAATCGTCGCACCGTCCCATCAACGTTTATTAAGGGTATATACCCCATGTCGTTAACAGTCAATGCAAGTACCTATACCATCGATGGTTATCCGGCCGCGAATGCGGCTGGATATGTTGGTCCAGCTCACACGGTAACTGTGAAAGATGATCTTCGCATTTCCCGTGTTTTGCCTAAAGCGACCAGCACCTTCAGTGGTGTGGCACGTCAGTCGTTCAAGCTCACGAGGACACACACTCTTACCGGTGCCCTCTCCACAACTGGAGAGAGCATTAGCGAGATGTCGTTCTCGATTCCCGTAGGCACCTCGACGGCAAACATTGACAGCATCTGTGCTGACCTTGGGGCGTTCATTGCGAGCGCCGCTTTCAAGACGATGGTGAAGAACCAAGTCATTACCGGTTAAAGGGTGATGATGAAGGTTTCCGCTAACGTTTTGATTGCTATCATAATCTTTTTGATAGCGTGGGTCATCATGGGGCCGTTCATGAAGTTCGGCGCCAACTTCACAGGAGATCGTTATGAAATCCCAAAAGCTGGAGCAACTCCGTCGTTGCAACAAGCTCCTCAAGAGTAAATCCTGGATTATTTATCAGGATTTCTTGAGTGTTTTGTTGAGGTCCACTACACATCCTAAGGCCGCCGAGCTCCTTGGTCTTTTAAATTCCAAGGATTTTGATGGCCTGATGATGTGTGCTGATTCTATCTCGTCCACGTCGTACCGGACGGCAGAGGAGCATCTTCTGCTGAATCAGTTATCCGCAGTTATAAGGAAGTATCCTTTCCCTCAAGGGGTTTTAAGTTTCGACCCCAGGGTGAAAGCTACTAGCACCTTTAAATCCGCTGAGCATCGCTGCTCATGGGTTAATCGGCGCTTCTCTCTCTTCCAAAAGAAGAGGAGCCCTCATGAATACGCTTTAGATAAAGCGCGTTCATGGATCTCATATGTACTTGGTCCAACTGACTTAAGTGCTATATGGGATCTCTGCGATTTTGGACCTGGTGCGTCTGTAGGGATTCACGGGAATGCTACTAACTCTGCTCGCAAACTTCTAGCGAAAGAGTGGTCCGTGAGCCCGAGCGCCTTCCATTATGCATATGCTTCCATGAGCAGGGACGAACACATCGTAGAGTTGCTTAGTCAACGAAGCGAAGGTCCCTACTTTTGCCGCGATAACTTTGAGTTATTCAAAGCTATCAAAAGCAAGGCGCGCATGATGGACAATAATAAAATTGCGTTTGTGCCCAAAACCGCATTGACCGAAAGGACAATCGCGGTTGAGCCACTTCTTAATGGGTACGTCCAGAAAGGTATCGATCAATTCTTGCGAAAACGCTTGAAAAGAGTTGGTATCGATCTGAGCGATCAGTCTTTGAATCAAGAGCTTGCCCGAAAGGGCAGTCTCGCGAATCAGAGTGATCCATATGTCACCATTGATCTTTCTAGCGCTAGTGATAGCGTTAGTTTAGAACTTTGCCGATATATGTTACCTTCTAGCTGGTTCGAACTTTTGAACTCTACTAGATCGAAGTATTATGAGCTTGACGGTACCCTTCACAGGTATCACAAGTTCGCTTCGATGGGAAATGGCTTCTGCTTTCCACTTGAGACGCTTCTTTTCGCGTCACTCTGCGAGGTTGTCTACAGTGAGTCTAACCGTGTGCCCGATTACTCGGTCTACGGTGACGACATCATTGTACGTCAATCAGTCGCGAACCGTCTTATAGATTTGCTATCTATTTGCGGTTTTAGAGTCAATACGAATAAGACCTTTCTTTCGGGTCCCTTTCGTGAGTCTTGTGGTGCAGATTGGTTTGAAGGCAAGGATGTAAGACCGATGAGTCTTGATTATGCTTTCGATTCACTCGAGAACATTTTCAAGTTTTGTAATCTTTCCACGTCGAAAGGTGCATGGGAATGCATCTTCTATGAAGCTCGTGAATTTCTTATGAGCTTCATTCCGAGATCTTTGTATTTTTCTCGGCCCTATAAAGGCCAAGTTGATACAGCGATCGAGGTTCCGTGGGATGTCTTCATGTCTTCCCCTTTCTCTCGATATAGTCGCAAGACTTTTTCGTGGAGTTGGATGGAGATCATGAAGAGCTCTTTTCCAGATAATCCGGTCAAGAGTTTTCAAGGCTACAATGTAGCTCTCATCAGGGGTGCATTAACCGGGAGTAAATCATCCCACCCCTTTGCCGAACGTCGAAAGACGTGCACAAAGATCAGACGTATTAGTCCTTCTTCAGGTTGGTCCCTCGAACTTCCCGGTGAAAACTGGTCGAGTTCGTGGTTCCGAATGAAGGGGATTATTATCTGATTATCCGTTCCGGTTTAAGGGATACGGATCATTAGGTCGGTTCATTACCGATCTTTTAGGACCTTTTCTTTATTTTGCCCCTTGTAAGGGCATTTTAAGATTGGAACCAG